ACTAATTTAAATATAAGTCCTTATTACGATGATTTTGATAAGGCGAAGAACTATTATAAGGTCTTGTTTAAACCTGGATATCCAGTTCAAGCAAGAGAATTAACAGGACTCCAATCAATACTACAGAATCAGATAGAGTCGTTTGGTAATCATATCTTCAAAGAAGGATCTATGGTTATACCTGGATCTGTCACATATGATAGCACATATTTTTCATGTAAGGTAAATGATGATCATTTAGGTGTAGATGTTAGTGTATACTTAGATTCTTTAATAGCAAATGGTGGAACCAAGGTAAGAGGGCAAAATTCTCAGATAGTAGGTAAAATTGTTAATTATATTTTACCACCTACTGAAGGGGTTGATGATATAACAATTTTCGTAAAATATACAGAGTCTGATAATACTGGAGCAAGTGAACCTTTTCCAAATGGTGAGATATTGGTCTTACAGGAAAATGTTACTTATGGAAATACTACATTAAATGCTGGTGATACTGTATTAACATTAATTAGTGAGAATGCATTAGCAACTGGTTCTGCTGTTGGTGTCGATAATGGTGTATATTTTATAAGAGGTACTTTTGTTGATGTATCAAAATCTTTAATTATACTAGAACCATATTCAAATAAACCCTCATATAGAGTTGGATTTGAAATTATTGAAGAAGTTGTATCATCTAATGATGATTCCACTTTAAATGATAATGCAAAAGGTTTTACAAACTTTGCTGCTCCAGGTGCTGATAGATTTAAAATTGGTGTTAAGTTAGCTAAAAAGGCACTTAATGACTTTGATGATACCAATTTTGTAGAATTGGTTAAAGTAAAGAAAGGAGAAGTTAAAAAATTACAGAATAGTACTCTTTATTCTCAAATAAGAAAGTATCTTGCCAAAAGAACTTATGATGAATCTGGAAACTATGCGATAAGACCATTTACAGTTAATGTACAAAATTCATTAAATGATGAGATAGGATCTAATGGTTTATTTGTAGAAGGTGAGAAAACAGATGAATTTAATACTCCTAATGAGGATTTAGCATGTATAAAGTTATCACCAGGCACAGCGTATGTTAGGGGATTTGATGTACCAATAACGGGTACTAGAGTTTTAGATGTTGAAAAACCAAGAGATACTAAGTCTATAAAATCTTCTTCAATATCTTTCAAGATGGGAAGTCTTTTAAGAGTCAATAATCCACATGGAACCCCTCTCGTAAACCTTGGAAACTCATCAACTGGTAGTAAACTTGCTAATAATGTAGATCTTTTTAGTCAAAGAAAGGCAACTGGTGTTCCAACTGCTGGTGCTGGAACTAAAGTGGGTGAAGCTCGTGTTTATTCCTTTGCACCTTCAGATGATACTTATAAGGATGCAAGTACTGAATGGGATCTATACATGTATGATCTCCAAACATATACAGCATTAGAAATTGGCAATGGTGCTGGTGGGTTAACTTATCAGCAAAACACTTTAGCTCCAGTTGGATCTAAAGTCAGAGGAATGAGTAGTGGTGCTGAAGCATATGTTGCTGATCATCCAACTGCAGGTACTATAAATGTTTCTCAAACTAGTGGAAGTTTTGTTGCTGGTGAAAAATTAGTATTTAATGAAAGAACAAGTAATGTTGGATTAGATACATGTACAGCTTCAGTATCTGCTGTAACGCAATATACTGTTGATGATATAAAATCAGTTTTCCAACCAACAACTGTCGGATCTCTTCAAAAAGATTTTACTGCAGATGCTGTTCTTTATGATAGAACTTTACCAAATTTCTCTAAAACAGATCAATTAAATGTTGCTACTGATGGAAGTAATGTTACTACTGCGACCTGTCCACAAAGAAGATTTTCTGGTGTTAATGGGGTAAAAGTAGATAGTATACTTGGATATTCAAATAGCACTTCAAGTGATCCAGTTTATAACGTAGTTTCTGCTATTAGTGGTGATGGTGGTACTGTTACTCTTACAGCAGCACCTGCTGATGTTACTGGTATTTGTGATAAAGATGTACCAGGAACTAGTACAACAGTTAGTTCAACATTTACAGTTAAAGTTCCTAAAATAGTTAATTTTAATAGATCTGGACTTTATAGTAGATTACCTAAGAGAAATATTTCTACAGTTGATTTATCCGATTCTAATTTAATAATATCAAGACAAATTTCTGGTAAGTCTTTAGAATCAAGTGGTACTTATAATGGAAGTCTTGTAGTTCAATCTAGTCAGGTATTTGAAAGTTCTGGAGCAGATGGTGCTTTAGGAATAACAACTGCTTTCTTTGAACCATTTGATGCCGAAAGATATTCAATTCATTATAATGACGGTACTATTGAAAAATTAACATCTGATAGAGTAGAAATTTTATCTGGTGGTTCTGCTATAAAATTTAATGTATTACGACCTGGAGAATGGGATACTGCCAATCCATCAAACCAAGGAGTTTTAGATAGTAATATAACTGTTAATGTTACTATGAAGAAATTAGGACTCAGCAGTAGAGGTAAAACTTTTTCTAGGAGTTCACAATTAGAAGTAACAAAGACTGTAGGACTTTCCACATTCATTACACAAAGTAATGCTTATGGTCTACGTGTTGAAGATAAAGAAATATCATTAAATGTTCCTGATGTTGTTAGAGTTCATGCCGTACTTGAATCAACAGATAATTCTAAACCATCTTTAGATGCCTTAGAATTTGTGTCTGGATTGTCTCTTAACACAAATACGTTTGTAGGTGAGAAAATTTTAGGATCGGATAGTAGAGCTATTGGACAAGTTGTAAATAGACCTAATGTTGGTAATAAAATTGAATTTGTATATTTAAATGGAAATAGATTTATTGCTGGTGAATCTGTAACATTTAAAGAATCTCAAATTACAGCAAATGTACAGAAATCAATAGAAGGTAATTATATTGATAGAACATCTAATTATAGATTAGATAAGGGTCATAGAAAACAGTTCTGTGACTATTCTAGAATTGTAAGGAGAGGTAATTCTGCCAGTCCTTCTAAGAGGTTGTTAATTATCTTTGATTATTATGAAAATGCTGGAACTATTGGCGATTTCTATACAGTAAATTCATATTCTAGAGATAGATATACGAACGATATTCCTTCTGTTGCTGGTAATAGAACGTCTGATATTTTAGATTTCAGACCAAGAGTTAAAGCATTTGCCGATGTAACAGTTCCAGCATCTCATGCTGGATCACCATATGCATATGAGAATAGAGTATTTGAAACAGTTACCAGATATGTTGTAACACCAGATGAAAGTACCGTTCTTGGATATAGTTATTATTTGCCTAGAATTGATAAAGTAGTAATTAATAAAAATGAAGAAGTTAAATTAATAAAGGGTGTTTCTGCTGATAAGCCAGCACCACCAACTGAAGTTGGTGATTCTATGGAAATCGCTCAGATTACCTTCCCACCATATCTCTATGATCCTATTAGAGGACCTAAGATTAAATTATATGATAATAGAAGATTTACTATGAGAGATATTGGTAAACTCGAAAAGAGAATTACTAATCTTGAAGTAATGACTTCATTAACTGCTCTTGAACTTGATACAAAATCACTTCAAGTCAAAGATGCTGATGGTCTAGATCGATTTAAATCTGGATTTGTAGTTAATGATTTTAAAAATAGAGATTTTATTAACTTTAATACTGAGGATGGATCGAGATGTGATGTTGATGTTGTAAATAAGGAATTAATTAGTGCTGTTGACTTTTGGTCAATGAAAGCACAGTTAGCACTCAATCCTGGAATTGATGCAACAACTGCTGATATGACATCCAACTTAAGTTTGTTGGATAGTAATACCAAGAAGACTGGTGATTTAATAACATTGGATTATGAAGAAACTGAGTGGATTAATCAACCACAAGCATCTGGTTTTGAAAATATTAATCCATTTAATGTTATTACCTATGTTGGTGCTATTCAATTAGATCCACCATCAGATAACTGGACAAGAACAATTTATGCTGACAATAAGAGAACAGAGTCTACTGGTAATACTTGGAATACAATATCTAATGTTGTTTCTGATAACACAACAACAGCAACTGATGTAGATGTAACTGATACTGAGGTTGAAACCGATCAGGATGAATTCGATGGAAATCATATTGATACCACCACAACAACCACTACAACTACAACACAAACTGTAGAGACTAGTTTTACTAATCAATTAACTGGTAATAATCAGGAATTTGATTATATTGAAAGTATAAAGATTAATGGTAATACAGATCCATTTATGAGATCTAGGAATGTATACTTTGCTGCTAATGGATTAAAATCATTTACAAAACATATCCACAAGTTGGATAGTGGCGTTCCTGACATGTTCCCTAAATTGATTGAGATTTCAACTACTGCTGGATCTGGTAATGGATTTACAGTTGGTGAAGATGTTAGAGTAATGAATGGATTCTATACTATAGGTAAAGTTAAAGCACAAGCACCAAATCATAAATTTGGTGATGAAAGTAGACCAGAATTTGCTGCTGGATTGGGTCATCCTGCTGTTACAGTTGAAGCATATACAGTTGATCCATTTGATAGATCAAGACCTGCACCTTCAAATACATATTCATCAACATCAGTTTTATTCAATTGTGATATTAGTGCCTTAGCAAATGGAACAGATTATTATGGTTATGTTGTTAAGGGTGCTAAGTTAGTTGGAGAAACATCTGGTACTGAAGCAATAGTAACAAATGTTGATTTAATGTCTGATAATTGGGGCGATGTTTTAGGGGCATTCTTCTTTAGAAATGCTAATCAAACACCACCACCTTCAGTATTATTCTACACAGGAACTAAGACATTTAGATTAACTGCTAATACAACTGGAGCATATGTTCCTCCAGGTGCTGGTCCTCTTTCTAGTGATGCTAGTGGAACTTATACAGGAACTGGAACAATATTAGAAGTAAATACAAGTACTGTTGGAGTTAGAAATCCACCAGAACCTGCACAAAAACCTAATGAAACTTCATCTACAATAAGTGTAAATTCAACATCATCTACAACGAGAGTAGAAGCACCATATAGAGATCCTCTAGCACAATCATTTACTGTTGATGAAACTGGAGCGTTCTTAACTTCATTTGATGTATTCTTCAAAACTAAAGATGATAATGCTAAAGTATTTGTTGAATTAAGAACTGTAGAACTAGGAACACCTACAAGTTTCCTTGTTCAGGATTATGCTCAAGTAGCATTAAATCCAAATAATATTAATACTTCAGATGATGCATCTGTACCAACTACAATAAATTTCCCATCACCAGTTTATCTAGAATCTGGTAAAGAATACGCTTTAGTTTTCTTATCACCAGGATCTGATGGATTTGAAATGTGGGTTGCCACTATGGGTCAAAAGAATGTAACCCCTCCAGTAGGATTACCAGCAACAACTGATGATTCTCAATTTGGCGTTGTTACTAAGCAATACATTGGTGGTAGTTTATTTAAATCACAGAACGGTACAATTTGGACACCAAGCCAATTCCAAGATCTTAAATTTACACTTAAGAAAGCATCATTTGTTTCTTCAGGATCAGTAACATTCCATAATAGTTCTATTGAACCTGGTAATAATAATACTCAATTATTACCTAACAATCCAATTAGATCTTTCCCTAGAAAACTTAGGGTTGGTTTATCTGGTGTTGCTGAAGCAAATATATCAAGTATACCTGTGGGTAGAAAAATAAGTACAGGTCTTGTTGCGGATATTGAGGATAATAGTATTACTGCTGTTATTGAAGAAAGAGGTGGTCCTGTTTCAACAACACCTGTTGGATTAACACCAGTAGCAAATGGTTCTGGATATGATGTTGCCACTCATTCTTCTACACAATTTGTTTCTGTGGATGGTAACGGTTCAGGATTAGCAGGAAGCGTTGTCGTTGCGACTAATGGAGCATTGAGTGTCAGTAGTTTAACTAATGGGGGATCTGGATATAGAGTTGGTGAAATTGTTACTATGGATGTTTCTCAGACATCAACATTAACTGGTGGAGCAGGTGCTAAATTTGTTGTTACTGATATTCAACAAAATAGTATTGATACATTATACCTAACTGATGTTCAGGGTGAAAAATTTGTCAGTGGTGATCAAATTATTCATTATGGTGCTAATAATGATACAAGAACAGTTCTTACTGGAGTAACTGCATCATCAGATTCAGTTGCCATTGATGATATACACACTGGAAATATTATTGAAGTTATTCAACATAACCATGCTCATCATGGTTCAAATAACACAATTAAGATTGAAAAAATTAATCCAGATACTGCTAAGACAGAAACAACCCAAGATATATCTGCTTCTACTACCGCAGTATCAGTAGCATCAACTGCTATATTCTCTAAATTTGCTGGTATAACAACTGATAGGGGTGAAGCTTTATTAAATGATGAAGTTGTTTCATATGTAATTGGTGCTTCAAATATATTATCATTAAGTGGTAGAGGAACTGAAGGAACAACTGCTGTTTCACATCCAACTGGTTCTGTAGTTCAACCATATGAAGTTAATGGAATGCCATTGACTAAAATCAATACCACACATACAATTCCAACAAATTCTACATTAAGAAATCTATCAAACATTGATAATTATTACTTAGAAATTGATAGAGGAATTGGCAATAGAGCTGCTGGTAAAAACCAATTAAACTTTATTAGTGAAAAGACTGTTGGTAGCAATACTGTTGGTATATCCCAAAATCATCAGTTTAGCTCATTATCTGCTAAATTTAATGTATTAACACCTGGTAAGACCCAAGTTAGCAGTTCATATAGAACTGTAAGTGGTACTAGTGCGGATGGAAATGAAGTATCCTTCATTGATCAAGGATTTGAACCTACTATTTTAAATGAAACTACATTCTTCTCAACTCCTAGACTTATTGCTTCTAGGGTTAACGAGGCTGCTAGATTAGATTCTCTTCCAAATCAAAAATCACTTACACTGAAAGTTGATATGGTATCTAGTGATCCTAATTTATCACCAATATTAGATGCTCAAAATGCAACATTTGTTGCTGGTAGAAATAAGATCAACAATCCAATTGGTCAAGATAATTATGCTACTGATGATAGGACAAATAAAATAAGTGGTGATCCACATGGATCCATCTACGTGACAAATAAAGTTAATCTGAAACAACCAGCAAGTTCATTGAAAGTTCTTGTTGCTGCCAATGTACAACCACAAGCAGACTTTAGAGTGTTCTACAGATTATTCAGTTCTGATTCTAGTGAAGTTTCTCAATCATATAGAGCATTTGCTGGATTTAAAAATTTAGTCGATACGGATGGTGATGGTTTCGGTGATCAAATCATCGATATTGGATTAAATGATGGTAGAGCAGATGCTCAGGTTAATAAGAGTGGTCAAAACAATTTCTCAGAATATCAATTTAGTATTGATGACTTAGAACAATTTGATGGATTTGTAATTAAAATAGTGATGTCATCCACAAATGAGTGTGTTCCAATTAGATTAAAAGACTTTAGAGCAATTGCATTAGCGTAATGAGAACTTTTCAGGAATTCTTACCTTTATGTGAAGGTGGTTTATCAAGATATCTTGGTAAATCTGAAACTCATGATACTGGTCATATATCACCAGATCGTGGTAATGATGAGGTGGAAAATAAAAAGAAAAGAAAAAATCTTGAAAGTGATTTAAAACGTAATGGTATTGGATTTAGAAAATCTACTGGAAAGTATAAGTATGATGATGGATCAGATGCCCGTGAAGTATCTTATTCAACAACAAGACCAAAAACTATGTCGAAACGAAGGTTTGGCAAAAAAATGAGAGAATTAGGTGGTAAGTATGGTCAAGAATCAATTATTACAAAGAAGGCAGGAAAGGATGCTAGATTACACTATACTGATGGTAGTGGAAGAAGTCCTGATAATATAGGATCAGCAAAAGCAGGTCCACATCCAGATGGTTATGGCGAAACTGGGGAAAAGAGACAGCGTGGTAGTAAGTTAAAGGACAAGAAGAAGGATAGGGATTTCCATTATTCATGAAGAATTCCGTCAACCCTGCAGTTAAATTTATTATAGATCCTAGTGGATCTGGTAAATTAGTAAAATTTAATCTTCCAATAGATCTTAGAACTGTTGATGAAAAATATAAACAATATCCATTTAATCAGATATGAAAACTTTTAAGCAATTTCAATCAGAAGCAACCTCATTAGTAATACCAACAATTAAGAAAGTAGTTGGTGCTGGACTTGCTGCGACTGGTCTTACTGGTATGATAATGAATGTAAAGAGAAAAAGAGATGTAAATAAGGATGAATATGATAAGTTACAAAAACAATATAATGACGATTATTTTAGTTCCCCACAAGTAAATCCACCAGAATTTGATCGTGTTAAAGGCGAATATGATCGAATTAAAAAAGAAAACGGAAAAAAAGGAAAATCATGATACCAGTTGAAGGACATAAAAACCTGTTTCGTGATGAAAAAACAGGTGCTATATTAAGTACAGATTCTAATTCTTATTCAAGTTATGTTTCTAGGAAAAATAAAAAATTAGATGAGAAAGCAGAATTGGATAACATGAAAAAGGATATAGAGGAAATTAAACAACTCTTAAAACAAATTACAGGTCAGATAACATCTTAAAGTATAAATAATACATAGATTCTGAATTGCATACATAAATGGCAGATATTAAGGTAAGGGTTGGGCAACATAATGCGGTGAAGGTTGTTTCCTCACTTGCTGGTGCTCAAGGCTTATCACTCGCTGAACTCAGTGATGTTAGTGCCTCGAACCTGTTAAATGGAATGGTTTTAGTCTATAATGGAGCAACCCAAAAATGGGATGCTACTCATGAACTGACACCTGGAACGGAACAAAATTTAAACATTAACGGGGGAAATTTTTAAATGGCTAGTATTATCAGGATCAAACGATCCTCTGGAACAGATAAACCTGCCAGTCTAAATTGGGGTGAAATGGCCTATGTGACTGGTATAGGAAGTCACGCTGGTGTAAATCAATATAAAGATAGAATTTTTGTTGGTGATGATGGAAATAATGTTCATTCAATAGGTGGTCATTTTTACACCTCTATGATGGAACATGCAGCAGGAAATGTTGCTGGTGTTCAAAATACAAGAAATACTGATGGTGGCATAGTTGCCATCATGGATAATAATAGAAAGGTTGACCAGTGGAATGTAGATAATATAAGAATAGATCTGAATACAATTTCATCAACTAACGTAGATGGTGATATTATATTTGATACTAATGGTGATGGTCATATTAATGTTGTAGATGACACTTTCCTATCATTTGGTACTGATAAAGATGCTAAGATTGAATATGATGAAGATGGAGATAATGATGTAAAAGTTACTGGTGCTCAGTGGACTTATGATACTAATATTAAAGTCACTGGTAAGGGTAAGTTTGGTTGTGTTGGAATAAGTTCTAATGTTATTGAAACTGAAGCAGGATGTGGAGATCTTCTGTTTATTGACCCATATCCAGATGGTTTAAGTAATGAAGGTACAGTTGTTATTAAAGGTAGTTTACAGGTAGATGGTACAACAACATCGGTAAACTCAACAACATCAACATTAAATGATCCTATTTTACACTTAGGAGATCTCACTAGTGAAAGAACTGTAACCGAACCTGTTCTTTCTGGTATTAGTACAATTACCTTAGATTCTGTTGTAGGTATTAATACAGGTGATGTTATTTCATCAAGTTCTGCTTTATCAGCATCTGGTGTAGCAACAGTTACTCAGTATGATGAAGCAACTAGAATTATTACTGTTGATCAGACTATTGGTGCTCCAGGTATTAGTACCACGACACAATTAACAATTACCCACGCATACGATACTAATACTGATCGTGGTATTTCTTTTGGATACAATACAAGCACTGGTGCTGGTAATAATAAATTAGGATTCTTTGGTTATATTGACCAGACTAATCCAAATAGTAGTGCTACTGCAAGAGCATGGACTTACATTCCTGATGCTAGTACTGCTAATGCTTTAGTATCTGGAACTAGAGGATTCCTTGATATTAAAGGTATCTACTATCAAACTGGTGATTACAATACTCATGGTGTTGTATATTTTGATGAGAATGGATTACAGACATCAACTAATGCTGTAGCATCTCCAGTTAATACCTCAAAACAGATATTGACTGCTGTAACAAAAAACACTCTTGCTTTATCTGGTAGTGTAACTGTTGCTGTTGGTGATATTGTAAGGCAAGATACCACTAATGCTTATGGTGTCGTTGAAACTGGTGGATCTGGTACTTCAATAAGTTTGGTTGGTGTTGAAGGTACGTTTGATACTACTAACAATTTAAGGAAGGAAGGTAATAATGGTGCAATTGAAAACTTATCCGTAACAGCATCCTCTGTTAGTGTGATATATACTAATAAGCCTAGTTGGACTTCAACACTAGACGGAGGTACTTTCTGAGTTAATTATGCAACAACCTAATAGTGATGTGGATGTGAACGTTCTCGTTAGTTTATATCATAACAAACTTGCTCAATCATATAATCAAAATGTTCTTTTGGAAGCAAGAATACAAACATTAAGACAAGATCATGAAAAGGAAAAAATGGATTTGTTACAACAAATAGCAGATTTACAAGAAAAAACTGAAAGTAAACCAAAACCAACTACTTTGGGTAATATAGCATCAAGGAAATAAATGGCAAAACCATCAACTAGACAAGGACTTATAGATTATTGCTTGAGAAAGCTAGGTGCTCCTGTATTGGAAATTAACGTTGCTGATGATCAAATAGATGATCTAGTTGATGATGCTCTTCAATTTTTCAATGAACGTCATTTTGATGGTGTTGAAAGAATGTATCTTAAGTATCAACTTACTCAAGATGATATTGATAGGGGAAAAGCAAAAAATACAGACGGGGTTGGTATTGTAACTACATCTGCTACTTCTACAAATATAACAGGATACGGAACTACAACAAATAATTGGTATGAAACTTCTAATTTCTTACAGGTTCCAGATTCTGTAGTTGGAATAGAAAAGATTTTTAAATTTGATAGTAGCACCATATCAGGTGGAATGTTTAGTATCAAATATCAGTTATTTTTAAATGATCTGTATCAGTTTAATTCTATAGCATTACTTCAATATGCAATGACTAAATCATATCTTGAGGATATTGATTTCCTACTTACTACTGATAAACAGGTAAGATTTAATAAGAGACAAGATAGATTATATTTGGATATTGATTGGGGTGCAGAATCTGTTGGTAACTGGTTGGTTCTTGATTGTTATAGAGCATTAGATCCAAATTCATTTACTCAAGTTTATAATGATGTATTCTTAAAACAGTATCTCACTGCTCTCATAAAGAGACAGTGGGGGCAAAATTTAAGTAAATTTAAGGGTGTTAAGTTACCAGGTGGTATAGAAATGAATGGAGGAGAGATTCTCCAACAAGCAGAATCTGAATTAGAGTCTTTAAGATCTAGAATGGCAACTGAATATGAGTTGCCTCCATATGACTTTATAGGTTAATAAACATGGCATTAAATCCATTTTTCCTACAAGGTGCTCAGTCTGAACAGAGATTAACACAAGATTTAATAAATGAACATCTAAGAACTTTTGGTGTTGAAGTAACTTATATTCCTAGAAAGTATGTAAGTAGAGAGACAATCATGGAAGAAGTTACTTCTTCTAAGTTTGATGATAATTTTTCTATAGAAGCATATGTTAATAATTATGATGGATATGGTGGTGCAGGTGATGTACTAACAAAATTTGGAATGAGTATTAGGGATGAAGTAATTCTTACTATATCAAAAGAAAGATTTGAAGATTTTATATCACCATTTATGGCTGGATTGGATGATGGAAGTGATACTAGTGAAATTATTCTTTCTTCAAGACCAAGAGAAGGTGACTTAGTATATTTTCCATTAGGACAAAGATTATTTGAAATAAAATTTGTAGAACATGAAGATCCATTCTACCAATTAGGAAAAAATTACGTTTATCAACTTAAATGTGAACTCTTTGAATATGAGGATGAGGTTATTGATACTTCTATTGAAGCAATCGATACTCAAGTTCAAGAGGAAGGATTTATAAGTACACTTAGACTTGTTGGTTTGGGACAAACTGCTGAAGCATCTACTTCAATTGGTAGTGGGTTTATTAGTAAGTTATATTTAAATAATGATGGTTCTGGATTCACTTCAGCACCATCAGTTGTATTCAGTCCTTCACCTGCTAATGATACTGCTAGAGCAGTAGCAATAACAACAACTATAGCAAATGTAACTTCTATTGAGAAGATATTATTTACAAATCGTGGTTCTGGATATGTGACTCCACCTACAGTATCATTTGTTGGTGGTGGAGGTAGTGGAGCAGCAGCAACTTGTTCTATTGAAACTGCTTTACAGGGAGTAATTAGAATTAATACATTATCTGGTGGATCTGGGTATGGAACTGTACCAAATGTACTTATTGCTTCACCTGGTGCAGGTGTTACTGCTACTGGAATAGCATCTATTAGTGCTAGTGGTGATCAAAGCACTGCTTTCTTCAATCAAGATGATATTGTTAGATTTGTTTATGTTGATGAACCAGGAAAAGGATATACTTCAACACCAACAATTGCTATAGCAAATCCAGACTCAATGTCTGGAGTTGGAACTTATCAGTTTAATGAAATAATTAAAGGATCTCAATCTGGAACAGAAGCAAGAGTTAAGAATTGGGATGTTGATTCATATACTCTTCTAATAGGAAATGTTGGTATTGGATCAACAGTTTCTGGATTTTATAGGGGAGAAGAAATTGTGGGACAAACATCTGGAGCAAAATACGCATGTGCTTCGTTTAATTCTGACGATTCTAATGATAAATACAACGAGGGTGATGAATTTGAATTTGAAGCAGATAACATCCTTGACTTTACAGAATCCAATCCATTTGGTGTAGTTTGATATGTTAGGTACTTATTTTTATCACGAAATAATGAGAAAGACTGTTATCGCTTTCGGTACAGTTTTTAATGATATTAATGTTAGACATCAAGATAAAACGGGTAAAGATATTTCAAATATAAAGGTTCCTATTGCTTATGGTCCAAGACAAAAGTTTTTAGCAAGACTTCAACAGCAACCAGATCTTAATAAGGCTGTCCAAATTACATTACCTAGAATGTCATTTGAGATGACTTCTATCGGTTATGATCCATCAAGGAAGTCGGGAGTTACTCAGACATTTAAAGCACAAGATAATAAAAAATTTAAAAAAGTTTTCATGCCCGTTCCATATAATTTAGGGTTTGAACTAAATGTTTTAACTAAAACTCAAGATGATTCATTACAAATTGTAGAACAAATATTACCATTTTTTCAACCAGGATTTACATTAACAATAGATCTAGTTAAATCTATTGGAGAGAAAAGAGATATTCCTTTAGTACTTGAAAATATATCATTTACAGATGATTATGAAGGTAATTATGAGACGAGAAGAGCATTAATCTATACTTTTACATTTACTGCAAAAACTTATATGTTTGGTCCTATTGCTGATAGTACTGATGGACTTATCCGTAAGGTTCAATTGGATTACTATAGTGATACTAATAGGCAAAATGCTTCTCGTGAAATGAGATATACTGTAGAGTCTACTGCTAAGAAAGATTATAATGAAGATGGTTATATAGATCAGTTAGATAATCCACTGATTCCACCTGGTGATGATTTTGGATTTACTGAAGAAAGAACCTTCTTTGGAGATTCTAAAGAATATAGTCCCACTCGTAAGGTAGACATCTAATGGCTAATAAATCTGGAGACAATTCTTTAAGAGATTGGTTTAAGAAGAGTAAGTCTTCTGATGGTACACCTGGTTGGGTTCAATTAGGTGGTAAGTATTCTGGTAAACCATGTGCCAAGCAACCAGGTCAAAAGACTAAACCTAAATGCGGTTCAAGTAAAATGAAACGTAATCTAAATAAGAAAGAGGAAGCGGCAGCTTTTAGACGTAAAAATAAACAAGATCCAAATCCAAATCGTAAAGGAAAGGCAAAGAACGTGGCTACTGAAGAAACTATCGATCAACTGTTTAGAAGAACCTTCAAGGAGAAGTGTTGGGATGGATATACTCAGAAAGGAATGAAAAAGAAAGGAAAGAAAGTAGTTCCTAATTGTGTTAAAGAAGAAGAAAAGAAAGCAAAAAAAGATTATGATGGTGATGGTAAAGTTGAATCTGGAAAGGAAGAGTATCTAGGTTCTAAAGATAAAGCCATTAAGAAGGCAATGAAAGAAGGCAAGGGTGAAAAGGATGCTTGCTATAAGAAAGTGAAATCAAGGTATTCTGTTTGGCCAAGTGCTTATGCTTCTGGTGCTCTTGTTAAGTGTCGTAAAGTAGGTGCTGCTAATTGGGGTAATAAGAAAGAAAGTTATTCATGGAGAGATGATTTTGAATTTATTGAAGAAGGTGCTGCTTGGACAAAGAAAGCAGGTAAAAACAAAAAAGGTGGTTTAAATGAAAAAGGAAGAAAAAGTTACGAAAGAGAGAATCCAGGCAGTGACCTTAAAGCTCCTTCAAAGAAAGTTGGGAACCCTCGTAGAAAGAGCTTTTGTGCGAGGATGAAAGGTATGAAGAAGAAACTTACTTCTAAGAAAACTGCAAGAGATCCCGATTCTAGAATTAATAAGTCCTTAAGGGCTTGGAACTGTTAATATCATGAAAGATAATTATGATGATTTGAATGAAACATTTAACACTGAAATAGAAGTTCAGAACGTTACTGAAAATGGTTGCGTCCGAAGAAAGGAGGCAACCACTGATATAACTGATGATATCGATAAGGATTATAAGTATACTCGTGCTAATTTATATTCATTAATAGAGAAAGGACAAGAAGCACTTAATGGTATTTTAGAACTTGCTGGTGAAAGTGCTAGTCCAAGAGCATATGAAGTTGCTGGACAAATTATTAAGTCGGTTGGTGATACAACAGATAAGTTAGCAGATTTACAGAAGAAAGTTAAAGACTTAGATGAAGATGCTGTAAAAGCACCAAGTAATGTTACAAATAATGCATTATTTGTTGGATCGACATCAGAATTATCTAAGATGATAAAGGAAGGTATTCTAAATAATACTGATAATACTCAAACGTCTAAATGAGTAATAATAACGTAACAGAATCTAAGAATAATTTAGGAAGTTATCAATTTTCTGATTGGAGATCTGATTTTGAACCGACTGATTACATATCATATGATGTAATAAAAGCAGAACCACTTGTAAATGAAGGTAAAACCACTAGGGTTAGGGGTATAACGGTTCGTGGATCAGGACATCCAAAAGATTCAGCTTCAGGAACAAATGATAAACCACTCGTAGATTATTCAAAGATTAGAGCAAAAGCACCAATAACTAATGACGGTAAGAAAAAAGTTGACCCTTTAAAGAATGAAGTGATTTCTGCTTCTAATGAAATAGAAGGTAATTTTGTTGATGAAGGTTTACTAGCAGGTTTAAAAACACTTAGTGGGGTAGTTGGAGGAAAAACTTTAAAGGGGTGGTTAGTTAGAGGTGCTGCTTCTGGTGCTACTCAAGGTCTTGTTACTACAATGGTTGCTCCAGAAATTGCTAAATTACAATTAGCTTCTTCTGCACTCAACTATGCTGCTAGTCAGGGCAATAAAGCAAGATCTAAAACAGAAGATGAAGATGAGAGATTAGATAATGAAAGAAAAAAAAGAAAAGTTTTTAGACCTTATGTGAGGTATGAATCTGTTGAGGGTAAAAAGTCATTTTCTAATTTTTATGAGCAAGCAACTAGTGCCTTACAACAACCAAGTATTGGACAAAGAATAAAAAGTGGAATTACTAATTATGTTAAAGGTGAAGTTGACAATATAAAAAAGATACCAGGAAATGTTAAGCAGGGTATTAAAACGTATGGTAAAAATTTAAAACGTCAACCTGTTAAGACTATTTTACAGACTGCATGGAAACCAACAAAATGGTTAGCAAAAACTGGAGTTAAAGATGTAATAGTCAATAAAACTGCTGACACTATCATGAAGAAGACTGGTACAACAAATAATCCAGTTGCTAAATTTGCTAAAGGAGCAGCTGAATGGACTTTACCATACATGAAGTGGGGGGCAGCATCAAAACTTAAAGCTGCTGGATCTGTATTAGCTAAACCTCTTGCGGCAGCATCTGCTTTAACTTTATTGGATCAAAGACCTGCAGGTCCTAAAGATGAGAGAGCAATGATGAGAGATTCTATGAATCCAAAAAGTCCGTTATATAGAAAACGTAGTGAGGTGAAAAAATAATGAAAATATTATCTGCTGAAACAAATCTAGCATCTGCTACTAGTGTTAATAATTCGTCAGTATTAAGAGTCTTTAATAGTGACTCTTCTAATACCATGACTGTCACTAGAAAAACTGCAAGTGGT